GTCGTTCTTTTCAGCAGGCAGAACAGCACTGGCGTTGTGGTTGCGCGTCTCGCTCTGCCGCTCTCCGAGTTGCCCGACGCAATCCAGGCTCTCGTCATTGCGTTGACGGAAGCGGCTAAATCGCAAGCGCCGTAATGTTCCGAACCGACGCTGTTTGTCTAAACGTTGAATTGTTGCAGACACCCCAACGGATGTGCTTGGCTGAGCACTCATCTCGACCGGGGGCTGGCAATGAACGACGAAGAACTGCTGGAACAAGCAGCTGGATTGCAGACCGTTTATTTCGATGGGCTCGGGGCTTTCCGAAAAATCAATGGCGTGCTTCGGTGCGTCGGCTATGTCGTCGGAATCGGCGCGCAAATGAATCTGCTTATCTCGCTTACGGGCGCGGAAGCTGCAAACACAGAAGCTCGCCGAGTTCTGGACCAGAAACAGGTCAGAAACGATCCGATGGCGGAGCTGCTTCGGCTTGCTCATTGAGCCGCCTCGTCCATCTTCAAAAAATCCGTGGGTGTCACAGCCCCTTCAGTTGCTCTGAGCACGGCCTTCGCTTGGTCGTGCTTGATCCAAAACGTTCCTTTGCACCAACCCGTGATGGTTTGCGGTGAGACGCCGATCCGCGCCGCAAAATCCTTGCGTTTGATGCCGTGCTGAGAAAGCCAATCTGAAAGCTGCATGTCGAACCCATAGCATTACTGAAACCGCCGTACAAGGGTTTTCTTCAGTATTGCTATATTCCGTGCTCTAGCGTTGCGGCAGATAATTTCAGTATGGCTAGAACACCACGGAACCCCCAAAAGGTTCAGCCCCGGTTCAAACAGCGGCGCCGGCACTTCCTAAAGGAGTGGCGCCAATACCGGGAACTGACGCAGGAACAGCTCGCCGAGCGGGTTGGCTGGTCCGTGGGGAACATTTCGCAGCTTGAGCGTGGACAGCAGGGCTACAGCGATGAAGGGCTGGCAGCGCTGGCCGATGCGCTCAACTGCACTCCCGGCCAAATCCTCGACGTGGACCCCACCAACGACGACGCGATATGGTCTCTGTGGGAACGGGCTCGACCAGGCGAGCGCCAAACCCTGATAGAGGTCGCCAAGGGCTTCCTGAGGACCGGCTCAGAGGATTAGTTTCCTATAGCAATGCACAACCCGCTGATTCTAGCGGGTTTTGTTTTGCCTAAAATTAATTTCAGTATTGCTATGGATTTCAGTTGCACTATGGTTTTAGCAATGCTATGACTATCTCCATCAGCAGACGGGGAGCGACACCATGCAGCCGATCAACATCCGCGAAATCCTCAACTACCGCCGCAAGCCGAACCACTCCTATTTCGTGGTGATGCGTGACTACGGCAAGCGCGGCATGGAAGCGGTTGTCGATCCCGAGATCACCCGCGCTGGCGTTGTCGGCCGGCTTAAGTCCGGCGAGTGGGACCGCGTGGTGTTCATTCATCACGTTGTCGATGGCCTCGTTGAGGATGTTACCGACGAGTTGATCGACCATGCCGAAATCCTCGCCGAGATGGAGCGGGCATGATGTCGAACAAAGAAATCATCGAAAACAGCCTCGCCTGTATCGGATTTGGCTTGTGCATGTTCATCGCATTCGGGTGGGCGCTCCAATGAATTCGCAGCAGTTTGGCGATGTTTTGCTCGCGCACTGGCAGCTTCTCTGGCCCCTCCCCGCGGCTGAGCGGATTAAGCGGATCGATGAAATCCGCGCTGATATGGAATTCGAAGAGGCTCTGAGCCTCGTCACCCACGAAATGGAGGCTGCGTAATGTCTTTGCCCGCTGAGAACGTCCGCCAGATCGAGCCTCAGGCTCTCGTCACCATGACGCCCATGGATATGCTGGCTCGCGCCGTGCAGTCCGGCGCCGATCTCGATATGATCGAGAAGCTGATGAACCTGCAAGAGCGCTGGGAAGCCGGAAACGCTCGCAAGGCTTTCGAGGAATCGCTTGCAAAGGCCAAGGGCGAGATCCCGGTCATCATCCGCAACGCGAGCGGTCACAATAGCAAGAAATATGCTGACTTCGCCGCGATTGCCAAGGTGATCGATCCCATTCTGGCACGCCACGGCCTTTCCTACCGCTTCCGCACCACGCAGACGGACAAGATCTCCGTGACGTGCGTTCTATTCGGCCATGGGCATAGCGAGGAAACCACCCTCTCCGGCCCCGCCGATGCTTCTGGCAGCAAGAACGCTATCCAGGCTATCGGATCAACCCTGACCTACCTCCAGCGCTATTCGCTGGTGCAGGCGTTGGGCCTCGCCGCGGCAGAGGATGACGACGGTAAGGGCGCCGCTAGCGGCACGATCAGCCTTGAGCAGGTCGAGAAGCTGCTTGCCTTGGCCGATGAGGTCGAGGCCGACAAGGAGGCGTTTGCGCGATATTTCAAAGTTGATGGTATCGCCCAATTGCCGGCGAAGGACTTTGACCGCGCTATCGCAGCATTGAACAAGAAGCGGAGCGCGAAATGAGCGAGATCGTCCAAGGCTCCCCGGAGTGGAAGGCCCTGCGCTGCGGCAAGGTTACTGCCTCGCGTGTCGCTGATGTCGTTGCCAAGACAAAGACCGGCTATTCCGCCTCTCGTGCCAACTATCTCGCCCAGCTCATTGCCGAGCGTCTGACCGGAACGCCGGCAGAATCCTACACGAACGCCGCTATGCAGCACGGCGTCGATACCGAGCCGGAGGCCCGCGCCGCTTACGAGTTCTATCAGGGCGCTACGGTCGAGCAGGTTGCGTTCGTGCCTCATCCGAAGATTGACCAGGCTGGTGCCAGCCCCGATGGCCTGGTCGGAGCGGACGGCTTGGTAGAGATCAAGTGCCCAAATACGGCAACGCATTTGGAGACGCTTCTCGGCCAAGCCGTTCCCGCCAAATACGCGGACCAGATGCAATTCCAGATGGCTTGCACGGGTCGGAAGTGGTGCGACTTCGTTTCATATGACCCGCGCATGCCGGAACATATGCGGATGTTCGTCCGCCGCGTGACGCGAGACGACAAGCGCATCAATGACCTTGAAACCGAGATCGCCGGCTTTCTCCTGGAGATGGCCGTCAAACTCTCCGAGCTGAACTCGATCTATGGCGAGAAGGAAGCCGCATGAGCAATTCGCGCGCTACCGTTCAGATCAAAAGCCAAGCTGAGCGGAATCTGATCTCCAGATGGGCAGCAAATGTGCCTGTTGGTACGTCCGTCGAGTTTCGTGCTCCGCGCAGGTCCAACGATGCCAACGCGCTCATGTGGAGCCTTCTGACGCAACTCAGCAAACAGTTGGAATGGTGCGGGAAAAAACGATCGGCTGAGGACTGGAAAGATTTGACAACTGCCGCGCTTCGCCATGCGGAATTCGTCCCCGGCATAACACCCGGAACAGTCGTTCCCCTTGGCATGCGAACCAGCCAGATGACCACTCCCGAGATCAGCGAACTCATCGAAAGCATTATCGCATTCGGCGCGGAAAACGGCGTGAAGTTCCGCGAGTTCGAGGAAGTTGCAGCATGAGCCGCGAACTCCCCGAGTGGATTTCTAAGAACGACAACACGGCGATCCCGCCGCGAGTTAAAGCGCGCCTCTATCTATTGGCAGAGGGTCGTTGCGGGCACTGCACGCGATTTATCGACGGCAGCCGGTTGGTCGGCGAATACGACCACGTCGTCCCGCTGATCCTTGGTGGGGCGCATCGAGAGTCCAACCTTCAATTGCTTTGCTCAGAGTGCCACGCTGTCAAAACCAAGTTTGACGTAAAACTGAAGGCCAAGGTTGCGCGCGTTCGCAAGCGTCACCTTGGCATCAAGAAGCCGAGCAAGTTTGCGTGCAGCCGAGACAGCAAGTTCAAGAAGAAGATCGATGGAAGCGTGGTGCTTCGATGACCGCAGCAGCCATCGGCGATCTCACCGGAGCTGTCATGTTCCTGGTCGTCGTGTTCTTCGTGATTGGCGTGTTGGTCTCGGTGAATTGGATCTGGAGAAAAGCATGTGGTGGATAATTCTCGGCATCGTCTGCGTGGTTGTTTTCCTCGCATGGTTTTTCTGGGGCACGACGACCACCTAGCGAGTGACGCTACGTGAGTTGGGATGACAAATGAGCACAGATAGTCAAATGACGCGCGGCGAACGCATCCTCGACTACATCTATGACGATGTGGATCAGCAGCTCAATCCAAACCAGGAGGATTGCTGGCACTGTGGCGGCGAGGGCTATACCTTCGATTGCCTCGATGGTTGTTGCTTGGACGCTGAGATCGGCTGCGAGGAATGCTCCCGCGAGTGCGTCGAGTGCAGGATATATGCAGGCAAACGCGCCAAGGCCATCCGCGAGGAAGTGATCAAGACGAATGACGTCGAAGTCGCCATTGCCTGGCTGAAGTCAATCGACCGATGGCGCGACGGGATCACCGAGGAGCAGGTCAAGGCCGAACTGGCCGATGCCTCATCCCAGCTCACATCGCCTGAATAAAAGTCTGACTTTTAGGAGAATTGAATGAACGCAAACATGCCAACGATGGCGAGTGCATCTCACGCGCACTCGACCTATTCAGCCGACGCCTTGTTCGCCAACGCCCAGAACCTTGTCGCTATGAAACAGGCTCTTGGTGGTGCCGCTGGCAATATCGGAAACCCTATCGCTCAGTTTCAACAGGAGAAGAAGCCAATGTCTATCCGCCGCGTCGTTCAGGTTTTTGTTGCCGATCCGAACGAGAACATTCCGCTCGATGATTGCCTGCTTTTCAAGGGCGACGAGAAACTGACCGATGCCACCGACCAAGAACTGTTCTTCGAGCTGGACATCAAGGATCTGCTCGAAAAGCACAACGAGAAGCGCGTCAAGGTCATCGACAAGAAGGTGAAGGACCGCACCGAGTACCTGGAGCCGGCGAAGGTCCGCGACTTGAAGATGGTCGTTGTGACGGTGGCGAACTTGTGAGGGCTTAGCCCCTCACTTTCCCTCTCTCAACAGGAGCGCCAGTGATGGCTCTGCACGAACAATGTGTTGGCGCGACGGACGAGTGGTACACACCGAAGCACGTCTTCGAAGCGCTTGATTGTAGCTTCGATATGGATGTCGCTGCTCCGGCTGACCGACGCCACGTATGTGTGCCCACCAGCCGCTGGCTTTGGAGCGATAGCCTCTCGAAGGACTGGCATGGCTTCATCTGGATGAATCCGCCATTCGGCGGCAGAAATGGTCTCGTGCCGTGGCTCCAGAAGTTCTGGGACCATGGCAACGGCATTGCGCTCGTCCCCGACCGCACGTCCGCGCCATGGTGGCAAACCTACGTGCCGCAGGCAGATGCCATCCTATTCGTCGCGAAGAAGATCAAGTTCATCGGCGCCGATGGGGTCGAAGGAAAATCCCCGGCGCAAGGAACGTGCTTGATCGGCCTCGGACACAGAGCGGAGGGAGCTCTGGAGAACGCCGAAAAGAACGAACTTGGATCGCTCCTCATTCCGGCATGGAGGATCTGATGGCCATGACCGAGACCATCCAGCAGCTTGCCCACGGCGCTTTCGCCATCGGCGTTTATCTCACCATCGCAGCCGGATTCATGAGGGCCTTCCAATGACCGACCCCGTCTTGCCGTCCTCCGCTGGGAGTGAAAGTGTGCCGGAGGTCTGGCTTGACTGTCCCGAGTGCGGCGGCGAAGGCGGAATCGAGGTCTGGGAAGGTGTGAGCAGGTGGTCTATCGACCCGCCGTGCGCCCAAGTCATGACTTGCAAGGCCTGCAACGGTGCCGGCGGCATGATTTGCGAAGCGGAGGGTGATCGATGATCGAGAAACCGGCATCAGATACGCCCGCCACGATACCTGGCTTCACCAAGCGGACGGCCTTGGAGCCTTACGGCCACCCGATCGAGCCCGTTAGAGCTACCCGCCACTGGGAAGAAGCCATAGCCGAATATTTGAGAGAAGATAGGGGCGCGAAGTGACCTATCGCGTCGCGCCTTGCACAATTAAGGCTGCCAAGAAGCAGGTGGCCGCGTGGCATCGCCATCTGAAGAAACTTCAAGGCGGCCTGTTCGCGGCGCAGATAATCGGCCCGGACGGGGAATGCTGCGCGGTTGCTGTTTTCGGCAACCCGTCGCGAGTTTGGCAGAATACGGGGCGCGGCGTCATTACGCGCGTAGCAGCTAAAGAGGGTCTTCCTGGCGTCGGCAACCATGCAGCCCCGGCATGCACGATGCTCTACGGCTCTCTCTGCCGAGCTGCAAAGGCCCTCGGATACCTTGAAGCTTGGACCTACACCTTGCCCCACGAAAGCGGCAAGACACTCGTCGGCGCCGGCTTCATCGATATGGGTCTCACCGACGGCGGCGAATGGGACCGCCCTTCCCGCGCCCGCAAACCTGCCGAACGCCCCGAACCAAAGCGCCGCTGGCTGAGGAGGCTTGCAGCATGACCAAGGACCACACTTTCAATGATGCCCAAGGATGCGGGATGCGAGATGCGCTTATAGCGGCTCGGGAATACATCGAGCCGGATACCGATGTGCCGTGGGCTGATCGACTTCTAGCTCAGATCGATGCCGCACTCGCCGCCCAGCCGCCGGCCGCTCCGGTCGAGAACAAGAAGGGGGATCAAGTCCACTGGCTCAAGGTCAATGATGAGCCATTCGAATACGCCATTCAACAAGGTTCGCACGGCGACGAGTTCGTGAAGCTGCTCAATGGTGAGTGTCTGCGCCGGCCGGTCTCGCCCTTCTCTGCCGGCACCGCCAGGCAGGTCCGGCCAGAACTCAACCTTTTAACCATAGGCAACACGGCTACAGCCGACAAATCTGCCGACAGTGAGCTTCAGGGCCTCACCGTTACGGAGGAGATATGTGCCGAAAGGCTGAAGAGAACATCTTCTGCCGGGATCGAGGGCGAGATAAAGCGCGAACTGACCGATTGCCAAGGTGCCCTAGACACCATCGCAGCAAACCGCAATCCAGAGAACAAGACCCAATGGGGCAATGAACGGTTCTACGAGGGTCGCAAGCGGAGCCTTGAGTTCGTCCTTGAACTGATCGGCCACATGCCAGCAGTACCGCAGTCATCCGTTATGTGGCAGCCGATCGATACTGCACCAAAAGACAAGCCCATCATGCTTTGTGTGACAGGATTCCTGCCCTGTGTCGGCCGATGGTGGCCCGTCGATAGTTGCTGGGCATCTTTCGATTGGGAAGGGCACTTCGAGAGCGACGAGGAAATGACGGACTATGTGAATAGCTCAAGCTATGAGCCGACACATTGGGCGCCGCTGGTAGCCGGTCCCTCAGTGACGCGCCCAGAGCGCCGCTGTCAGAAGTGCGGAGTTTTGACGGGAGGCGAAGAAGCCTACATCGATGGCCAGATTTGGTGCCATCCGTGCGCAGACAATGCGCCGCCGCGCCAAGAGCATTCACGATGACCGCTTCTCACGCCGCTTTAGCTCACGCTCCACAGCCTGGCGCACGAAGTCCGTTCGGTCCTCGCCCTCCTCAAGAGTGGCCTGGATGCGGTCGAAAGTCCCCTCTTCGAACCGGGCTTGCATGTCCTCTGCCCATCTTTTTTTGCGTCCCATCGATTATTTCTCATATGAGGTATTGACGACGATGGATAAATCATATGAGATATTGCTCTCACAGTCAAGCAACGGAGCACGCAAATGACCCTCACCTCCCAACAGCGCAGCAGCATCATCGACGCCATCGCACAGTGCGACCGCTTCATCGCGAAGGAAGAGCCCCGCATCGCAAGCCTTCGCCCCGCTGCCATGCAGCAGCACCTGGATTACTGCAAGGCTCACCGCGTCAAGCTGCTCGCCATGCTGGAGGAGGTCGCCGCGTGATGCTTGGCCCATACGCTGTTAAATACGCCGATGCGATCTGGGGGCGCCTCGCTGCTGAGGCAGCCCCTAGCCTCGACGACGTGGATATAGACCGAATCCTCGGCCCATGCGTGGGTGCCCAGTTCTTGGTTCCGGCGGCCAAGGAGTTGCGCGACGCCAATGTTCTCTACTTCGATGGAGTGGTGCGGCTGGCCCGCGAAAAGATAGGGGCAGAATCATGAGCCTCTCCCCTATCCCTTTGCTGGCGGCTGATAACCGCAGCGCCAGCGTCACCCGAGAGTTGGAGCTATATACTCTGAGGCTTGAGACCTATGAGCGCGGCGATACCGATGCGGTGCCCTACGTCCCCGCTCAAACTCTCATCCGCGCCAACGCTGAAATTTCCAGACTGAACGATGTCATAGCCAAGAACGACGTTCACATGGCCAACTTTATCAACGCGCGGAAGCCACCAGAGAGGTTCATTGATAGCTGCCTAGAGGTGGCCGAAGAACTTCGGCAAGAGGCGGCATGCTCGATTTCTTCGCAACACGGAGCATCCCATGACTGAGCATACGAAGCTGCCGTGGCGCGAAGAGCCGAACGGCTGGACTCCTTGGCAGGGCGCTATCGGCATCCTTCCGGCGGATCAGGACGAAGAGCACGCCATCGCGTGGACGACTTCGGGCGACAACGAAGAGGCTAACGCCGCCTACATCGTCAAGGCATGCAACGCCTTCCCTGATCTGGTGAAGGCGTTGCAGCAGATAGCTGATGGAACGACTGACGAGTTTTATCCGTTCCGCGCCATGGGGCATGACCAGATGAAGCAAGTTGCCCGCGACGCCCTCAGAGCTCTTGTGAAAGGAGCCCCGGACCATGGCTGAAGAGCGCCTTTGGTGCACCGCTTGCGGCACCGTCACCCGTGACAGCATCTGCGACTGCAACAGATGGCACAATGAAATGTCGCGGGAGCCGCATTTCGTCAACTATGCCGACGCAATGCAAGAGGCTGCCCACGAACGGGCCCAGCAGATCGAGGCGCTGGTCGAGGCCCTTCATGGCCTGATCATCGGCGCCCCCTGCGAGGTCAACGAAAAGGGCGCGGGCGGCTTCATGCTCGCCCGGCTGTCTGATGCGAAGAAGGTTCTCGGCGAGGTCGCGCCTGACCGCCTCAGAGCTCTTGTGGGAACAGGGAAACAGCCATGAGCGCCCTGCCACCTCCGGAGACGATGCTGCTTTATGCTTCGATCCTGGAGAAGCCGCGGTATGACGTGCACAAGGGCGTCCGCTACCTCCTTCCACGTGGCGAGATCATCAACGCAGCAATCGCCGCGCTGAGGCACTGCGCCGCCCTCCCTCCGGCTGACCACGCACCCTCTGAAAAGACAGAGGCAAGTCAGTCATGAATGAAAGGTGGCCGGCAGCACTGAACCTGAACGAGGCGGCTGAGTATTGCGGGCTGTCCGTCGTCACGTTCAAGAACGCCTGCCCGGTCAAGCCGATCTGCCTCACGGAATCCACACGCGGGAACCGATGGTTGAGATCCAGCCTGGATGGCTGGCTTTCTGCGCTCGACCCGAATAAGCAAACATCCCCAACAGGACGACGGTTCGGGGAGAGACTAGGTGGTCAAGGTGCGGCTGGAGGGGCTTAAGATCGCCCGCGCTCGCGGCAAGTATTACGTCTATGTCCGGGCCACCGGAGACGCGATCTTGCGCGGGTTCGAGGGCACGCCTGAGGCGCTGCGGAAGCGGCTGGCGCAGCCTGACATGATTGGTGCCTACAATGTGCGCCGCAAGAAGCGGGACTATCCAGAGCAAAGCCTGGGCTGGCTGGTGCACTGGTTCAAGCATTCTGCCGAGTTCAAGGCGCTCAGCAAGACCACGCGGGAGGAGTATACCGACCGGCTGAAGTATCTTGAGCCCGAGTTCGATTTCCCGCTGGCTGACCTGACCACGGCTGATATCTATGCCGTGCGGGACCGCTGCGTCCGGGAAAAATGGCCTGCGTTTGCCGACAAGATGGTGACGGCGCTTTCATCAATGTTCGCGCTGGCGCTGCCGCGAGGCTGGATGAAGATCAACCCGGCTCTCGGAATCAAGCGTGCGTCCAAAACCGATCCCCATGCCAACCGAGAGTGGCGGCCAGAGGAGTGGCAGACGGTCATGGCCCGCGCGCGGGATGCGCTCAAGACCCCCTATATGCTGGCCCGGCATCTCGGCTACCGCAGCCAGAGCATTGTCGTCGTGACGTGGGAGAACTATCAGCCCGATCCGCGCTTCGGCATGTGCTTCCGCATGCGCCACAAGAAGAACGCCGAGGCGCACTGGTTGCCGGCGTCGCCGGAGCTGCAAGCCTATCTCGCCGGGATCAGGCCGAAGAATGCGACGGGTCCGATTGCGCTCCGCAAGGGCAAGCCGTGGGAGACGCCCTACAAGCTTCAGAAGGCGTCGAGCAACTTCCTCACCCAGCTTGCGCGTGATGGGCTGGTTGGTCCGGGGCTGACCGAGCACGGTCTGCGTGTCACCTTCGCGGCGGAGATCAAGCGGCTGACCGGCGCCAATGACGACCAGGTTGCAGCGGCTCTCGGCGATCGGGACACCCGCATGGGCGCGCACTACACGCGCCATGTGGATCAGGAGAACAAGATCCTTTTCATGTGGGCGCAGAAGGCCAGAACAGATCAAGATTTGGAAAACAGCAAGAAAGATGTTTTCCAAATCGAGAAATCTGTTAGTATAGATAAAGACTTAGAAGATTAGGCAAAGCCCTGGGAATTCTAACCGCTCTAGCAACTTCAACAACTTACATGGAAAGCGCACCCAATGGACGGCACCGAAAATCACGGAACGAAACGAGATTTGGAAAACGCCATTCCTGGCCTGATGGCCTTCCGGGAGAAAGAGGGCGCGCACACCCCGCGCGGCTACCTCTCAACCGGGATCATTGAAGGAGTTATGGGCCTCGCCACCTGGGAGCGCCAGCCATGGGTCTGCGACGAACGGCAGACGCCGCACTACTGGATCAAGAAGAACCTCGCTCGGCTGGGAGGCTGAGAGATGGTGGCCGATCACTTTGGACTGCACACCCGCACGCCTACCGAGGCTGAGATCGATCGGGGCGCTAAGGCGCTCCGCGAGCGCCAGATGTCTGGCAAGAAGCTGAATGCCTGGGAGACGCTGCCAACCAGCACCAAGAAGAAGTGGCGCGAGCACGCGGAGGCTGTCCTGCGGGCAGCCTACCGGCCCTGACCCTGCGATGCGGACACTGAGCACCCCGCGCCGCAAGAGGCCCGGCTACCGCTGGGAATACCGGACGGGATGCCAGTGCAAGTTCTGCCCATGGAAGGGCAACTGTCGCGGCGAGGATTGGCCGCACTGGATAGAGGTAAGAGATGGGACCGGAACAACAGCGGCTGATGGATCGTCTCTTCGGCGATCCGACCCGCCGGGCCCGCAACTTCAAGATCACCCCCGGCGACCAGCCCTGCACCAAGGAGGAGCTGTGCGCCGAGATCAATAAGGCCATGGACGAGGTCGAGCGGCGGCGCGCTGCCGGCGACCGCGGCGATGGCCCTGTTCGCACGAAGAAGCCGCCGCGAAACGTCGCGGATATTGTCCGTGAGCTTTAGGGGTGGGGCTTCCACGATCTGGCGGGGGAAACGATGAACGAAGCTGAGAAACTGGAACGGAACATCAGGCAGATGCGCGAGGCACTGGTCCGCATCCGGGACGAGGCATCCACCAAAGAGAACGGCGGATCATGGGCGGCTGGCCTGGCACTTCTGTGCCTCGCCACGCTTCGGCAGTGAGGCAAGGAGAATTCTGACGTGGCTTACACCTACGGGCATATGTGCCGAGATGGACATATTCAGATCGGCCACCAGGACAGCGAGCACGAGCAGTGTCCCGTTTGTCGGCTTGTCAGCGCTTTAGAGTCTGCCCGCGAATTCATCGACGGCAGCGACGAGGCGCCACGTCAGCGCGATCGCCTCCTGCGCGAGATCGATTTTGCGCTATTCTCAGTGACGAATGGGGAGCGCCAGTGACGCTTTGCATCCTTAAGAACGGCGCCCAATGCCATTGCCAGCCGGATGAAGGCGTATTCTGTGTCTACGAAGACGCCCTGCAGAAAGACGTGCGGGGCACCTGTCAATGGGCGGATGCAGATGGCTACTGGAGAACTGAATGCGGCGGGGCGTGGACCTTTGAAGACGGTACGCCGACCGACAATAGGATGAAGTACTGCTGCTATTGCGGCAAGCCGCTACAGCAATTGTGACCGAACATCGAGGATGCCATGGGCGATACATATTCTTTGATATTCTATTGGATCGGCGTAAGCGTCGTGGCTGGATTGTTGGGTGCCGCGGTCGTCATCCTCTGCGCCGCAGTAGTGATCGCGGTCATGTCGTTTGCCCCGCGCGTCCATTTCGGGCCGCCGAAGACCGAGATGGTTGTATCGACTTACGACAAGAATGTAACGACCGGCGAAGGACGCAAAGTAAAGGTTGCCGAAGACCTCCAGATCACCAGGATCTGCGGCTTTAGCTGGGGCGTGAAGTTGGTTTTCGGATTGATGCTATTTCGCCCAGATACGCACACTTGAGCAGGGAACGACCATGAGCGACGCTCACATAGCTTTCAAAGAAGCAATCGCCCGCCACTACAAGGCGGAACGTGACCGGGCGGAAGAATGCCTCGGCGACATCATCAAAATTCTCGATCAGGAGGGGGATCAGATCGATATGATACTGAGCCGCCTTGTCCAGCACTACGGAGACCGAGCATGAGCGAAACTCAAAAGACCGCGTGCTGGGGGATATTTCTTGGCTTCGCTCTTGGCGTCATAGCCGGTCAATTCATTCATTTGCATTGGTAAACAGGAAGGGCCAGACCATGGCGCAGGACTTTATCACCAGGGCCGCCTTCAACCCAGAATGGGACAAGGCAACAAGGGTCCACGACTGGCGCAACCACGTCCCGGAGAACGTCCAGGACATGTGGGGAACGTTCAAGATTGAGCAGAGGATGGCGCTGGTTGAGTGGGCCGAAAGCCTTGCCAGCCAAGAGCACTGGGATTGATAAGCGAGGAACATTGAACCATGCACCCTACAGTTCAGGCCTCGCACCGGAGGCAGGCACGCGAATTCCTGGAGGCGATCCAAGATGAAGCAGATATCGGCGGCCTGCATTATGCTCCATGCTTCCGGGATTGCCTGGGAGACAATATGGGCTGGGTTCAAATGCGGGTGGCGGAGTTGATCGCACGCTTGAGCACAGATGGGCAAGGAGCGAAAGTGTGACCGACTACCCCTACGTCTATTTTTGGAATCGGCAGGACCGCAAAGGCCAGTTCTGCCGGGTCACGGCGCGGGGAAAGATGAATAGTTGCTGTGTCGAGTTTGAGGATGGTTACAAGATGATAACGAGCCGGAATGCGATCAGGAGGCGAAAGTGACTGATCAAGCTGAAACCTTCACTACCATTGAGCGGACCATTGTTGATTGGCTGGAGCACTCCGGTCATGCCGTCATTCACGACGATGGCGAGTGGCTTTTTATTGGTCCCAAGTGGCCCTTCGTAAAGCAAGAGATTTCGGTTACCTCCCTCGCCTGCGCAATCCATAGCGCCCTAGGCAAGGAATGAAGACGGGTTGATGCCTCACGGCTGCGCCGGACACGCAGCCTAGGTACGAAGTTTGGCATCCTAAGCAGTCCCGGCTGGCCCCACTTCCGCGCTCTCCCTGAGCGAGCGCCCATGACCGTCCGCATCATCCGCCATTCGATCGTGCCAGATACGGGGAGCTTCGAGGTTCGATTCTCGGACGGCAGGAAGTCGGTCTACTTCTATTGGGACGATATTCCGGGCCGCCGCCTCCGCCCCGAGCAGGTCGATCAGGAGACCGCTAAGAAGCAGGCGCAGGAGTTCGCGAGGAGCGTTTCCTAGGTCGCCCCGATCGCGTGAAGGTACTCGTTCACGATATTGTAGAACGAGACTTCCTTACCTGCGAGACCCGCACCCCAAGCCGCCATAGCAATGCGGCGAGCCGAGAAGTTCGTCGCATCGGCGCCGCAAATCCACTGCTCTTGTGACGCGATGGCGGTCGAAGTGACCGCCCTGTCGGCTCCAATCTGAACGCCGTTCCGGCGCAGTCTGGTCGCCGTGCTGTCAGTACGCTGCGCTTGGAAAAGACCAATTGAGCTTGCGCTTGCAGGGTTCGTTCCGCCGCCAGCGTCGTTGACACTCCACGATGCAAACCCACCAGATAGCGGGTTGATAAACGAGCGGGGAGCGGTGACGCTGCCAAAGTCAGCCTGATTGGCAGCATCGAGCTGGGTAAGAGAGAACTCAGAAAGCGAGTAGTCGTTTAGCGTACCCTTCGTGCCGTTCGTGCTCGGGATGAACTGGGTTCGAAGTCTGGAAGTCGTGCCGTTGCCGATGTAACCACGGTCGGCAAGGAAGCCCGGCGAGTTAACCGGGATGAGCGTGAACGAGGCCGGCGTGATCCAGTTGATGGTTCCTGCTTGGCTGTCCGCCGCCGCAAGAATGTAGAACACATCGAGTAGAGACCAAATGCCGGCCGACTTCAGCTCCGACACCAAGTTATCCATCAGGATTTTTCGCGTATCGACCGGAGGCGTCGTGAACGCGGCAGCGACCGCCGCAGCTTCAGCATTGATGAAGCTATAAGCCGGCGGCGTGTAGCCCTGCTTCGTGGCGTAACGCAGCGTCGTGTTATAGGGCGGGAATGCCGGCGGTGTGGGGACGGTACTGGCCTGCGCCGAACCGACTCCATAGCATACATACCCTCCCTCGGCCCACACCCACTTGCAATCATCGCCGTGGTTTCGCGGGCTATAGGGTCGCAACTGATGCGAGCTCGGATCATCAGCGATTATCCGGGTCTGCGTCTTTACGCCGGTCGATTCATTGAAGGAATACTCGACAAGCCTATTGACGGCGTTCGTGCTGTTCCACTCGCTAAGGACGAAGGTAGTCACGTCGTTGGCATCGAACGCCATGCCGCCGAGATAGTGGTTCTCGTTGGCATAAAGCGAATGCTGGCCGGAATTGAGCTGCGTCTTGACCCACGCCGAGCCGTTCCAGCGGCCGTGCCAGTATTGCACGTCCGTGAAGAAAACGTCGCGCGCACCTGTGCTGGACGGGTATTTGGCATAAAGCACGCGCGGGAAACCATCGGCCCCGATACCAATTGACCAGTTCCACGAACGCCCACCAGTCGTGCCGTCAATCAACGTTGCGGAGGTGCTGGGATCGATTGGCAGGCCACCAGAGATCGGAGTGCCGTCGGTCGTAAAATAGCTCTCCACGCCGCCGCTGACGGTCATGTACATGTGGTAGATCGACGTAGCCACCTCGTTCGGATGGCCGTTCGTCATGAAGAAATCGACGCGATTGGCGACGTTCTGCACCATCAGAACATACGGCCGATTATTGGCGATGTTCAGGACGGAATTCGTGCTCCAGGTCGCCGTGCCGGCCTCAATCAGCGTGGCGTCTGCAATGGCAACCTTCTGCGGGCGCGTGGTCGTCGTCGCCGAGCGATAGTAAAGCCTGATCTTGTTGTCGTCGGCGAAGTAGTAGGGTTTTGCGTATGCCGTCGAGTCCACGCCGCCGTTTGAAATCTGCACTTCGGCGTTGAACGATGAAATATCCGGCAGCGGATTGGTCGATACACGATACCGCATGCCAACGGTGTCGGACGAATGCTTCGAATAGAACACAGCGATGCGGCCGCCCGGAAGGACGATGAGACCGCCGTTGTCGTGGTCGTCCTGTTCGAGCGCAGAAGAGACGACGACTTCGGTAACAACGATGCCACCGTCAAGCCGCGCCAGCATGATGCTGCCGGCGGCTGTGACATAGCTGAAATACGTTTTGCCATTGACCGTGATGGCGCGCGGGTCATTGAACCAAGTCCAGATCCCGTTTGCGGTAAGCTGAGATCCGCCGCGAGCCACCGGGGGAACATTGGTGACGACGAAGTCGTCCACCTCTGCCGTTGTCCTGACGCTGAGGCCGGGGAAGTTCTGCGCGGTGACCTGCGATCCCGAAACGTCGTCAACGATTACCGTGCCGCCAGTGGTGAAGTCCTGAAGCTTGAACCGGACGCGGTCTGACATAACCCAGGTCGAGAGGACAACATTATTGGACGGGAAGGCTCCAACAGCCCCGATGTTGACGAACGTTCCGGCATTGCCACGGCGAAGCGTGAACCCATAAGTTGCGGACGTGTTCGTGCTGTCCCGGAAAACCTGATACCCAGTCAGAGCTGTGTCGGAGAAGCGCGCCAGAACGCTCGCACCGAAGGTGTCCGCCAAATTGGCTGAAATCTGGTAATCGGAGACCGGGAGGGTTGACTTGTTGACGTAGTACGATCCCGTCGCATCGGTGCCGATCACATTGTCAGTCGCGGATGCCACCTGGGCGTTATCGGTCGGGGATACCGTATTCTTGGACCAGGCGACATTCCCCTTCGTGTCAGGCACCCACCCAACCAGGGAGACGTTCGCGCCACCCGTGTTGTTGAAGTGGTCCTCGAGGTAGGTGGTGATGGTGAAGCCACCGCCCCCCGTCCCCGCTCTCCCAAGGGCACCGAAAGTGCCGAATCCACGGCCAAGAGATCCGAGCTTTCCGAATGCCATCACGTCTCCAAAAGTAAAAAGGGCCCCCAAAGGGAGCCTAGTCAGGTTAGATTGTGGATTGGGTCAGCGAGAGTTACAGGGATCGCGTTTCCCGGCTTCATAGGCCTCGCTCATGGCCTGGTAGCGGCCGGCGCCCCGGCATAGCCAGCGCCAACGCTTGGCCTGCTGACGGTCGGTATAGGCCTTTGAGTACACACCGAACGACGACGTATTGTTCGGGATATAGGCTTGCGCCTGCGTCGATACCAAAACGCAGGCGCAGAGGATAATGCAGCGCATGTCAGGCCGCGTCCGGGACCTTGTCGTCGAGTGCTTTCAGGCGATCAGCAATCGCCGTCGCAGAAGTCACAGCCGAATCGATCGCGGCCTGTTGCTCGGGAGTGAGGCCGCCGGTCGGGATGCTGGCGAGCTTGGCCAGAAGGTTATCGGTATCGGCTGATACCTTATCCACTTCAGATGAGATCGTGGTGAGAGCAGCGTTCAGTTCGTCAAGTGTAGCCATGATGGATTCATTTCCTTCTAAAACGAGGTCAATTTTGTCTTCAAGAGCATCGAGCCTGCGCATGACCTCGCAGCGCGCCTCGAGATGGCGATGATGGTGGGTGTGGTAGTGGGTGTGACGTTCAATCATTCTCAGCATCCTTTGCAGATGCTAGGAGGAGCAGGATAGACAGGCGGTAAGTCATCGACCTGGCTCTCAGCGGAGGGAGGGAAAGCGCATACTTCCGCCACCTCCCGCCAGTAGCGTCAGCGCACCGATGAGGCAGAGAATGAGCACGATGGCCCATACCGCCTGTTCAATGCGCGGCGGGATCGAGGCAAACAGCTTGACGACATAGAGCGCCAACCAGACGACACCCAGAAGCACGATGACCCCGATCAGGAGCCACAGAATCGAAATAGCCAGGGGGATCATGGTCATTTCCTTTCAGATCTTAACGGATAGAAAGATGCTGGCGGTTAGAACCGCGCGGGTATTGTCATCAACAAGATCATCACGACGATCAAAGCGAATAGACCCATCCCAGTTAGGATCAGGTACAGGTTTGCGCGTCGTTTTGCGTGAGGCATTAGCTCGGCTTGGCTTTCAGCAAGTCCCGAATGTCGTCCTTTATTTCTCCAACCGCGCTCTTGAAGTCTGCGGATAGCCGCTCAACAGCCCGCTCAAAATCGGGGATCTTCACATAGTTGTCGCGGCCATAAATCTCGACCTCGCGAACCTTCTTTTCGACATCGGCGATGTATTGTCGCATAGCTGCGCCTACCTCTCCGAAGTTGTGATCTTGCGTCTTTTGATCCGCATCGAAACGACGTTCCAACTCTTCGATTTTTGCAAAGATTGCATTCCGCTCTTGCCTGATTTCTTCTCGAACGCCAGCGCGCATCTGTTCGACGGCACGGCCAATCTTGAAAGCACCAAGTATCCAGGTGCTGAGGAAACCAAAGGCGCCGAGTCCCAGCGTCACCCATTGGTAAAGGCTCATTCTCGCTATGCTCCTAGCTACTTCTGCTCGCTAGGATCATTCCCAGCCTGTTACGCACCTACTTTCTGAATGCGCTAATGATCGTCGTGACGTTTTCGGCGCCGCGCTTGGTGAAGTAGAAACCCATGATGAGGCCGGCCCAGATCGCCGATGATCCTTTGACCTCATCCGTAACGCCGAGACCAAACACTTTGTCCCAAACCATCACCTTGGCATAGAAGATCAACGTGATGTACATGGCGAGTTTTTCGGGCTCAAAAGGGTGCCCAATCTGCGCGATCTTGAGCGAAGTAATGGACTGCGTTTCAGCAGTCTGAGCAGCAATCTCTTTCGCAGCAAGATCCGAGGCAATCGCCTTGTCGTTAGTCGCGGCCTTTAGGTGTTCCTGGTAGGCGCTTATGAGACCCGACACGACCGGGCCTCCGATAAGCTGCATGAGGGCTAGCCACATTACGGATTGGTCCCCGCCACGGCGTCAACTGCCTTGTCCTTGGCGGTCTCAGCCTTTGCCATCGCTTGCGCGGCGGCCGGCGTGACCTGCGCGTCTGGAACTGCAACGAGCTCGAGCGGCTTCGTGGTGGTCTTCCGCAGCCGAACGATTGCCAGCCCCAGTCCAGTCACAAAAGCACTCAGCGTGAAACTGCGAAGATCTGCCGGGATATGCAGGAAGTCCATGATCCGCGTCGTCAGCGGCTCATAATTGAGAGAGCTGAAATAGGCCACGAAGCCATCATAGAGAGTGACCATCAGGCCGCCGAACCACACGAGGCGACCGACCAGGACCGTCTCCGACTTCTTGAACAGCGCGATTTCGAATGGCTCAACCGCTGTAAAATAGCCCTGCGCCCACGACTTTGTTTTCAGCCACTTCCGAATGACGAGCGCATAGACGAACGCAAATATGACGATCAGCGCAAGTATCAGCAGAATGGTAGTCATGATTTTCCCTATTAAAAAGTGTATAATGGCGGACTGATTTGCGGGAGTTTTTCACCTTGAAAACGCTTGAACAACGCCTCTTTGCTAAACTTTCCAAAACCCAAGATGGATGTTGGAATTGGACGGGAGTCAAAAATAGAGGCGGCTACGGTCGGATAACTGTTGATCGAAAGTCGTCCCTGACTCATCGCGTTAGTTTTTCGTTGTACTGCGGCCCGATTACCGATGGGCTCCACGTTCTCCACAGTTGCGACAACCGTGCATGCATTAACCCAGGGCATTTGTTCCTTGGCACGAACGCTGACAACATGAGGGATCGTAATATGAAGGGTCGTCAGGCGCGTGGCCCACGAATAAACAATGAGCGGCAAACGCGCGGCGAAGATCATCATGCAGCTAAACTTTCCGAAGCTGACGTGCTTGCAATCCTTTCTGCCAAAGGGATTACGCAGCAAAAGCTTGCTGATAGATACGGAGTACACCAAACTCTGATCTCTCAAATCCGCCTCGGAAAATGGTGGAAACACATCATTTTCTCTTAAAAATTGCATTGAAGATCGACGCAATAAACGCACCGAGCGAGCCCGGCGATGGGTTGGTTACTGAAGGCTGAACTGGTTTAGGTGCCTCGACCTGAAGCGGCTTTCCGAACGAGATCGACGGATCAAGCGCCATCATCGCCATCAGCATCGCAGCGCACCCAAGCTGCTTATCAACGACGTCCTCGATCGGGCCATGGTCCCGGACGACCTTCCCGCCCGGCCCGCTCGGGGGGTCGTAAATGCTGGTTCCACTCCAGACGTAGGGAGACGGTCGATCCCCCCCCGCATACTTCAGCCCGTTATAGGCCTCCAGATTCGTTAGAACGTCCTCTGGGGTGTGCCAGTTGGTTTTGCGGGTCAGATAGGGGGCACAGTCCGCCAACGCATCCACGGCGCCCCGTTCCCACGCATCGGGGCCAAAGAACGGACCTCGGCCGGCTGGGACATGGACTGTAACCTTATTCAGGGGGTCACCCTGCCCCAGATGGGTCGTCCAGTCCTGCGAGGACTCGCGTTCGTGGATAACGCCAATAACGAACCACGGAACGCCCGTTTTGCCCTCAACCGTCTGGTATCGAGCCTTAGCCGCGATCAGGCGCCTTGCGACCGAACTGGCCTGCGCCGTCCTTGTCGGCGTTGCATTATGCCAGCGCTTAGCGTTCGCACGAGTTAGTGCGGTAACGTCTACCATGGGTTGATTCTGCTTATGTTGTGGTGATAGGTTGCCGCCCGATCAATGGGCGTGCTTGGGGGAATAAGTGAATAGACTACACATGATCGGCGCGTGCGCGCTGATTGCGGGATTCGCGTTTGTCATCGGGTTCAGCGCCGGTTTGAACGTCGCCAAGGACAAATGGCCGATGGCCAGTCGCATCCGCAAGATCGCTGGATCTCCCGATGATCTGAGCAAGTGCAATCCAGCGCACATAGTTAGCGGAAATTACTGTTTTGACTGGTACGAGGCATATTGACGATCGCGCCATGCTGTCTCGCTGGGGAGGAAGAAGCAACGTGAAGAACGAACACCGGATGCCGTGTCCGAAGTGCAGTGACCGGCCAACTTTTCTTAGAATTTTCTACTTCAGATGTTCTTTATGCGATGACGAAGCTGAAGTGACTTACGCTCAGTTTCGTCTTTGGCAGGACAAGCATCGGAGAGCCCACACGGGCTAGAAGCCTCAACCGCCTCCGAAAGTATTTGCTGCCGCTGTTCCAGTGATGTGGGTTGCGCCACCGACCGACCAGAAGTTAGGGCCGAGCTGGAACGTGGTGCTGGCATTATTGACCGGGGAATAGGCCGTTGGCGTAGCGATATTGCTCTCGGCGAGAAGGAAGGCAGTGATGTTGGAAGAGACCTTGAGCAGGAGTGGAGTGCCGATACCGGAGATCGCCTGCATCTGCGCGCGGACACGAACGCCGTTGGAAGTGCAATTGGCTCCACTGATATCGAGCAAGGCATTCCCGGTCAGTGCGGCCTGAAGTTCGTATTCCCCGCGAAATTCCACGTTGTAGCCGCAGAGAAGTTGAACACCACCAGGCTGGGCCATGTTGATGTTGACCTGAAGATCGCCGGCAGCACCTCCAGCACCGTTGGCCAGCGATATCCATAGGCCATTATTATCGGCGCTGCCGGCGGAGTTGTACGGGAGGGTGCCGTAGACCTTGATGCTATCGCCTACGCCCTCGAGCCGGACCCCGCCCTGGAAGATTGAGGCCGCATCGCCGATCTGGGAAAGGAATATACCGCCGTTGGGATTCTGGACGGCATCGTTGAGAAGATAGACACCGTAACCAGTGCCGGAGGTGCCGGCTTGGACGAAGACTCCGGGGAGGGTTAGCCTGGCGAAGTAGTTACCGGCAGTGGTAGTATCAAAGAGAATGCCATGACGCCCGAACCTGGTCGCGGCGCCGGAATTACCGATGATGCAATTTTGCATCGACGAGGAGAAAGTCGTGCCGGTAGAGTTTCCGGACCAATGGATAACGTCGTTGGTAGACCCAGTGGTCCCAAGAGTACTGTTGGGTTGGATCGATACGCCAGGGTCGCAAACGATATTAATTGGCTGACTAATGGAGATGGCCTGCGGCCCAGCGCTCTTGCTGACAACGCATCCGCCCGTCGTCCCCTGCTTTGGAAAGTAGAGCCTGCCGCCAACGGGCGTGGCTGTGATTGCAGCCTGCATCGCCACGCGGATATCGGTTGATCCGTCGCATGCTGCACCTCCGGCGCCATACCAGGCTGCATTGACGTAACCAAGTGCAAGCGAACAAACACTCGGAGCCAGAGTGCAGAGTGCATTCAAGCTACGTGCCGCGAAGGTGCCATTGGTGCTACCCGACGTGAGAAAGTCGCCTGTGGCGTTCGTTGAATTGCTCGCACCCGTCCCACCGAACCCCGTGGGAACCTGGGTATATTCGCCAACAGCGCCGGCATTGTCGTAAAGCGGTCGCCCTGTAGTGCCACCCGTGATTGGGGTCGTACCAACAGTCAGGCCGCCAGTCGTCGGATAAGCAGCCTTCTTCAGCGCGCCAGATGCGGCCTGGTCGGAAATGAGAACGTAGTCACTGCCTGTCGGGCTCGCTTTGGTCGTGAGCGCAGGAATACTGATATCGGTCGGGTTGGCAGTCGAGCCGGTTGCGTTCCCCTTGAAGGTAAACGCTGCCATTGTCGCAAGCTGCGCATTCGTGACCTTGCTGGCGCCGATCGCTGTTACACCAGCCGCCGTCATCGTGACATCGCCGGAAAGCGCAGCACAGATCGGCTTGGCCGCGTTCTGCCCTATCGCGATCTGAGCTTGCGTGCAGAGTACAGAGTCAAACCCGTTCGTGCCTGGACCCTTGCCAACGGCAAACGCACGGCTTGTCACCGTCCCCGTGTTCTGCGCTGCGGCTGTGGACATAAAAAAAGCCGCCAGAATGGCGGCCGTAGCGAGCTTAAAAGTCTGCATCATATGACGTATCCGACCCCTGGAATCGGCCTGAGGAAAATGCTGCCCGTGTCCCCTGCGATTGTCCAAGATGATTGACCTTGGATTTTCTCAGAGCCGGATGGGTTGATAGTGATATTGTTGGTGCCGGCGTCACCCTTCCAGTCGGCTATCAGAACCGGACAGGTCTTTGCCGCAGCTAGCGGAAGGTTCAGCGTGATAGCCGCACCTACCGTCTGGTCCACGCGAACGATGCCAATGCCGGCGCCAATCGTTGCCGGTCCTGCGGCAGTGATATGCTGCTCGAACAATTCATTCGGCTGAAAGTACGTCAGCAACATCCCAGCAAGAGCATTGATGTCCATGCTGAAGGTGAAGACACCGCTCGTCTTGTCGAGCAGGATCGGGCCCGTCGCCTGTACAAGTCCAGGGAAGCGGACATCCATCTTCCCTTTGATGACAGGCTTGGCGAGAACCTTGATCTTCAGCACGGGTATCGTCATAGGCGCGCCACCCCAGAGACGATCGCGAGTGATCCAGTGAACAGGGAAATGGTCTCCCCATTCAGCGAGTAAACGCCGCCGATCTGATAAGTACCAGGGCAGAGACATTCCATCGTCGATGCCGGGATATCGAGTTCGAAGATGCCCGTGCTCTGGATGGTAATCAGCCCGTTTCCGGTTGACGCCTGAATACGCCGGCAGCCATCATAATCCTTCACATCAATCTCGATCGTTGCACCCGTGAAATCGATCAGATCTCCTGTGTCGGCGTCGTTGAACTGGAATTGGGTCTGCCAGTCGGCATTGTTGGTCGCTGAGGAGCTTAGGGTGATGCTCATGCTCTGGCCCTACAGCTTAATATAATAGGTGGTCAGGATCGTCGGCTGCACCGTGCGATGAGCGGCACCGCTGGTGTTGCTCGATGTAACGCTGATGCTGTTCGTGCCGCTGATGTTCGAAATAGGTTCCCAAGCACCGCCGAGTGAGACTGCCGGAACAACAAACGATGCGCCACCATTAGCGTTGGCGTTGGCAAACGTACCGTTTGCGCCATAGATTTGCCTGACATTTCCAGTGCCATTAACGGATTGATTAACCGCAATAGCCTGAGACGCATTCGCTGATGTAATCCCGGTAGGAAGTTGAGCGAGCGTCAGTGTGGTGCTTTCGCCGCTGCTACCGGATGACCCGAGGGTCGTTGGCCCCGCACCGAAGTAGCTAGCCGTCAACCGACCGGCCGCGCTATTTCCCATGTCGTCAAGGCCAGCAATCGTGCGCCCCCGGAAATCTGGAAGCGCAATCGTCTTGTTTGCCGCCCAATCCGCTGCGGCAGAAGCGCCGCGTCCGCCACTCACGACCAAGTTTGCATCGGAACCCCAGAGGTAGACGAACAGGGCCTGACAATCAGCATTGGCCCGCTCAGTAGCGCCGGAAGTTGACGAACCGATCGTCCGTCCGTTTGCTCTTACCCAACCAGAGAGAATAGACGTGCCGTAGGCGGACTTAACATCGCCTGTCGCTGAAATCGTAGTCGGGTCAATGGGTGAACCACCGCCACCGCCAGACGAGGCACCTACTACCAAGAGACCGTCTTGGCTGAAGATCTGGACGCCGTTCTTATCGGTCAGGCGAAGCTTGATATTTCCGTCAGCGACGAACCATTGCGGCAAGCGCCCTGCGGCGTCGCAAAGCATCGGGTTCGGCTGGAGCAGCGTTAAACCGCTGTCCTGATAGGCATTTTGCGGGGTTGAGACCGTGCCGGCCTGGATGACAAAAAGCCTGCAACCTGGTGCGATCTTGCCTGTGAGGTCGAACTGCGGCACCAAGGAAAAGCCGGGGACGGTCCCGGCTGCTTGGACATGACCCGCCAAACCGGCTAGAATGGCCGCCGCGATGAGAAGTCGTTTCAGCATTCGGTTTCCCATAAAAAAAGCGCCCCGTTGGGCGCTGCTTGTTTACTGCGTTGCGATAATTCTATTGGCCTACGCGCCTTGGAACGTTGGGCTACTGGTCCTCGGCTGCTGCGCTTACTGGCGATTGAACCGCCTGCATCAGGCTGGACGGATTGAATTTGACGCCATTGGCAGCGGCAGTGTTGGCGAGGTTTCGGCTGGCGATAGCGAGAGCGTTCCGAGTTGCTGGAGTTTGCGCAACTGCGAACCTGTCATAGACGCGAGACCACTTAGCAACGGAAGCGGCGGTCGCTGGTCGTGCGAGGAGACGGGCAGTGCCATTTATGCCAGCGATGCCGGCAACCGCCGTCAGGGGCTCTACAAACGACAGGTGAGCGAGTCCGGTAGCAATGGCGCCGCCCACCGCGTAGAGTGCATTATGTCCGGCCGTCCCGGATGTGTTTGCGAGTTTCCCACGGTCAACGAATTTCTGGCTCACTTCAGCGATGTCATCGAGGAACGGCAGAACATCGCCAGATCCAACCGAGCGAAACAATAGCGCCTTACCGCGGTCAGAGAGCTGACGGAAATCAGTAACAAAGGCCGCAGGCGTCCATTCCCCATTCCGGGATTTGCCTAGCCTACTGATAGCGGTTGAAGCTATGTCCTGCCAGACTTCTTTTGGAACGGCAGAGCGGGCTTTCGCGAGCGTCTCGAGATCAGCACTCGAACCGTTGCTGGCCATCCTGACAATGGCACCCGAGACGCCCTCGCCGCTACGGCTTTCCGGCCCCAAGACCTTCTTGATGCCTTCCTTCCAATTGACGACCTGTTTGTTGAGTTCGTTGGCGCGTTCGAGAGCGGAAACACCACGCTCCCCGCCGCTGTTAAAAGCCGCGGTCTTTAAGTCCTCCGAGAGCGCACCATACAGCCGGCGCAGTTCACCTTCGGACATGCCTTCTGGGAATACGCCACTATCGAGCATTTCGCCAAGATGGGTACGAAGTCCCTTGATGCCGTCAAATGTCATGCCGCCTGGCCGCTTGATACCCTCTGCAACCGTGTCTACGGCCTTGCCGAGCCCATCTATCGCGGATTCACCGCGACGTGCGAGAATGTCGGCAGCGGCGGCTTGCGTATTCGACAAAGGCGTTGTTTTGCCTTTGTCCATCAATGATGCCACGTTTTCGTAGGCCGCGCTTACCCCCGATTTCACTGTCGGCTTGAATGAGTTTTCGATAGCAGCGGCGTAATTATCGCCCGCCATGGCAGGATCGATCACGCCGCCGGCTTTGTTCGCTGCGGTCGAAACTGCTCCCTGTAGCCCCTCTCGTGAATCCTCGATTGCCTTCGTCAGCGGGCCTCCGCCTGGGGCGCGAGCGACAACTTGAGCCGTAAACGCCGTCAGTGGGCTATCTGTAGCGATCCCCTTTGGAACGTCTACCCCGATACGTTCCGCGGCGCTGGCCGCTCGTGATCCGACAGGGGCCGACGCTACTGATGGCGTCGGCTTTGCGCCTGTCAGACCGATCCCCGGCGTTGCGAGTTGGGCCGCAAATTCGGTATGCTCACGTGGGATGCCGGTAACGTCTTCGACAGGCTGGCCGATGATTGAACGATAGGCCGCGTTAATTGGCGATGCGACGTAACCAACAGTGCCGAGAGCGGCCTTACCTGCTCCTGTCAGGACCTCGGAAAGACCATGAGCCTGCGGATCAATTAGGCTTTCCTTCGGATTGAGCATCTGATCGACGCCGCTTGAAACCTGATCGCGCGCATCCTGATTCATTCGCTGATAGGTTTCAGGATAGCTCGTGATCGGACTTAGCGCTTTTTCAACCGGAGACAGCTTTTGCCGCTCTGACAGTCCATGGTCGGCAGGCTCGGCCTCTCGCTTGGGAATCAGATCATCAAAACTGAGATCTCCACCGCCAGATTTGCTCTGTGGTATAAGGTCGGAGAAATCCAACTCAGCCATTAGAGCTTACCCGGATCATAGCCGGATTGCTTCAACCGCTGGGCAACAGCCTCCCGAGGAGCTCCAGACGCAATGGCGGCCCTTGCCTTTTCATAGGGATCAGATGCGGCCTTTTGGTAAGCATCAGGAGCTTTCACAACGAAAGTATCGCGCGCTGACTTTAGCCCCTCGTTGGCATTCACGACCTTATCAACGAACGTGTTGTGGTAATCGATCTTGCCCCGCGCGGCCTTCTCGCCGATGTCAAGGATGCGACGCATGGACTTCTCGTCAAGCTCGATATTTCCGCCAGCCATTGCCGAGGCGAAGCGCCGATCGCCATCCGAAATGGCCGTTCCGCTACCGAACGCCTTGACCATGGACGCGACACGTTGGCCTATGGCAGCGCCATAAGCCTCTGTGTTGTTGATCTTGTCAGCGTTCGGAACGCCCAGAAGGTTAGCGGCTTTCGCGAGGAACAGCCTCTTATCCGCGAACGCCCCATTGATGACGCCGCCAGGCTTATCGAGCTCGCTGCGCGCCCTATGGATGGAATCGATATCATCCCGCGCAGCAGTTGCGGTTGCCTGCGACGCATCGATCCTTGGGATAATGCTTTTGGTCAGGATATCGCGCTGCGTGGTGTTGTCGTCTTGGCGATTCTGCCAATCCTCAAACGTCCCCTTGAAGCCTTGGCTAACGGCCTGATTATACAGTTTTACCTCATTGGGAGGCTGCTGTCCCTCAAGTTTGATTTTCAATTCAGCCCTAGCGGCCTCTGCCGTCGCCTTGTCGGTGCTCCCTGAAAGATACCGTAATCTCGCGAGATCGGGGTCTGCCTGCCCTGGCCGGGCGGCACTAAATCGCGAATTAAAGTCAGGCGCGACTTGTGCCGTGGAGGGCGCTTGCGGCTGCTGAGGAACGACCTGACCCGGTTGCGGTACCTGCGGAGGTGCGGCCTGTGCTGTCTGCGGCTGCTGCTGCACGACCTGACCAATCCCGGCCCGCTTCATCTGCTGGATAGCGGGAACAAGAACATTACGGATCTGAGGGTCTTGTGTGTTGATCTGCGCATTCGGATCACTAAGCCCAAGCTGGCGCGCGATTGATGCACTCGCCGCACCGATCTGGTCGTTAGGAATTCCCTGTGCCGTAAGGATCTGGCCGAGAGTAGCGGACCCACCACCGCTTGGCTGTTGTGGTTGGCCGCCACCCGCAGGCGCACCGCCTCGTGCGAGCGCAGGCGCGACTGGAGTTGAAGCACCGCGATTGACGGATGGAGGCGAGACGATCTCTGGCTGAGGCTGACCCCCTCCGGCGTATAAAGCCCTATCTCTCTGCCCCGCAGCAAGTTGCTGTCGCTGAACATCTAGGTTTGAAGCTGCTACGCCTTGATCGAGGCCGCCTTTCTGAAACAGCGTCTTTGCCATTGCGCCGAAGTCAGGCTGGCCATTCGCATCAAGCGGAACACCGTCCTTGAACGCGTCGCGCAACTGGTTCTTGGCGTACTGATCCTGGCCTTCCCAATAGCTCTTGTTGATCTTGCCAAGGTCAAAATCTGCGTTTGTCTGCGCCGCGCCGGCGATCAGTTGTGCAATATCGGCCATCAGGCGAACATCGAAAAGAGAGAGGTTGCGTTCTTAGCAAGTCCACCGGCGCCACCCTGACCACCCGCGCCACCAGAAAGGAAGTTCAAGCCTCCTGAGATGCCATTCCAGATGTTCGCGCCTACCTTATAGTTGTTCAGATCAGCGCCCGCGTTATTGTTGCCGATCGTGGTCTGCGTGGTGTTAGCGGCACCGCCCTGCCCCTGATAGGACTGGTTTAGTGCATTGCCGAGCCCGGTATCCACACCGGCTGCACCAGAAACCGCGCTGGAGTTAGCTCCAAGGTATGGCTGCAAACCTGAGAGGTAGCTGTCATATGTCTTGTTCGCGAGGCCAGTAGCGTAATTGAGCGTATCCGTGTCAGCATTGCCCGATGCAAGGTTGCCGGAAGCTGCGTGAGTACGATCGAGTGCCTGAAGGCCTTGTCCTAGCGTGAAACCATAATTGCCGTACTGGCCTGAATTCTTGAACGTATCCATGGCCGACTGTAGGCCGGCCGTTCCGTTCGCCCCGCTTGCATCACCGTAGGCCTTTGCGCCCGCACCAGTCGAGGCAATGAGAGGCGTATAGAGGCTGCTCGCATTGTTGTAGTTTGTCGTGAGTGCGTTGCGGCCTTGGCCATAGAGGTCAGACAGCTGATTATAGCCTGCGGTGGCGCCTGCATTGGCATCAGCTGCGGCTTTTTCAGCACTGTCATTCGAGAACAGATCGAACAGGCCCATCAATTGGCTCCCGGCGTCCAAAGCTTCGTTGTCGAGTTGTAAATCAGCACCTGACCATTGGTCGGTGCCGTAGTCGAAACGTCAGGCAGGTTTGCTAGCCCCTTGCGAGACTGGAAGTATTCGTACCAACTCTGCGTCATCAGCCCGCTCTTGAGATCAATCACGGGCACGTCGAGATTTGGAAGCGGCTTTGCCATCAGTGATTTCGTAGCTGCGTGTCTTGCGTCGCGCCCATGAACGCCACGTAGACAGGATCAGTAACCTTCACCCGCCAACGTCGTCCCTGTGCACCTGTCATACCCGTCCGCAACATTGTGATGCGCTGTGGTGTTGCCTGTCGGCCAAGCTTGCGTATGAACTCCTGGCTCCAGGTAACGCCACCGTCGTCAGTCCAAGAGATGCCAACGCTCGGATCAGTCGCTATCGGGTCAGCACCAGTTGCCTGCCCTATTCCAACCACGAAGTTGAAATCCGCTCGCGCAACCTTCGTTCGATTTGGGAAGTTCACAACAGGACCGCTTTCGATCTGGAACGCAAGCGGGTTGCCATTTTCATCCCAGGTCTGTTCGCTGACGTACATCAGGCGATTGCCTTGCGTGTCCCCTGTGATCCACTTACCGAAAGCCGAGATGCCGCTGATCGCACGCCAGCGGGCCTGTTGATAACTCGCCTTCTCGTTCCACTTCTGGCTTCCGAGGTCGAATTCCCAAGTGAAGGCAGCACAGGACAGCACCCACTTCGGATGTCCCTGCGCGATGTAGACCGATGCCTCGAGCGTGGTCTTGTCAGCCACCGCGGCAATCAAGCGATCAAGATCAGGCGGCGAGATCTTCAGCGGGTTCGGCGTGCCATTGTGCTGCACGACGCTGTTGTCGTCCGCGACCCAGATCAGAGCGGAGCCAAAGCCATCCTCATGACCAGCCACCGCATATGGGCTCAGCAAGCCGCGCTGGATCACATAGGAGCGCGTGAACGGGAAGCCTGTAGGTTGTGCTGTATCCGAGTAAACCGCACCGAAGTTCGGTCCCCACACGTAGTATTGCCCATTGAAGGGCAGGCCTCGCGTCAAGCCTCCCGTCTTTGCCTGCTCTTTTGTCTTGTCGGTCGTGGCGATCGTGACATCGTTCAGGCCGGATGCCTGGATCGTGCCATCGCCATAGGTGAAGATGAAGTATCCATCCATGAACCCGACACTGTTCGGCGTCCCGATGTCAGGATCAGCGAACGAGATGACCGCACTCGATGAGACCGAGAACGCACCAGTTCCTGGAGCCACGCAAACCACATCAGGCGTCGGACTCTTGTTGTTGCGAGCCCAGAATACCTTCTCTGTGCCGTTAAGTGTTCCGGTAAGGACGGTTTCAGCGCCGGCAGATGTGTAAGTGGCTGCCTTTCCGCTCCATGCCGTATATAGCGCACTACCGACCAGCAATCCCCCACGAAAGCCTGTCTGCGTCGATGCGCAGAACTGAGGAAGACCTGGACACTTGCGCCACACAACAGCAGGAGGTGCAAACCCCTTCTGAGCGCCGATATCCTTGCCCAAAGGCTCAGCATAACAGTTGATGAGCCTTCCAGCGCTTTCCTGCGATGATGCACCAGGCGTCGAGGACAGCGGGAACGGGATATGGACGAGAGCCACCTAGAAATAGTCCACGATCTGTGGGCCAAAACCGGGCTTTTGCGCCGTTATCGTCTTGATCCGGTTGCGCATGATCTTGGCCGCGGCTTCATCCGACTTGCCGCCGAACTCCTCCGCGGCTGCATTCGCGACCAGTTTTGAAAACTGGATGAACAAAGCATCGTCAAGGTCGTCAGGATCGCCGATGTAGACGGTACCATCCGCCTCTAGCTCGGCGACCATGCTGTCAATATAGCCGTCGAGCGCCGTTGCATCCTCATCGGACATGCTCGCGCCGACCTCCCCGCCCACGAGGATATCGAGGGCCTTCTTTTGGATATCGGCGCGAGTTTTGCTCATCAGGTCGCAGCCTTCTCAGCCGCAGCCTTGTCCTTCTCAGCCTTCTCAGCCTTCTCAGCGGCTTCAGCCTTTTCCTTGGCGGCTTCAGCAGCCTTGTCGGCATTACTCGGACGGCCACGCTTCGGCCGCTCGATCTCCTCGCCGACCTCGATGTCAAAGTGCTTGTTGCCAGGCAGCTTGTCGATCAGGTGGGCATGGTCGTCGGTATTGAGATCGACAGCCTGACCATCGAAGAAGGTCACACCACCCATCTCAACCACTTTGCTATCACCCGGAGGGGCGACATAGGTTGCAGTTGCTTTGCGCATTGAAATGTCTCCTTACTGAGCGATGAAGCCCGAAAGATAGAGGGCGAGAGTGCCGGCCACGGACGAGGAGCCCTGCAAGGTACAGGTCACCAGGATTTCCGTATCGACGGTGTTGAGGAACAGGAGCCCGGTCGCCGCCAGCGTCGTGACAGTGGTGGCAGCCTGGCCCATGGTGGAAGCGTTCAGGTAACGCGTACCGCTCGCAGCGTCACCGACGCTGAGAGTAAGAGCAGCACCAGAGTCCATGTCGGTCGGGACCGCGATGATGCCGGTGACGCAAAAACCGGCAGGCACCTTGAAGGCGCCCACCGTGTTTCCCGTGACCAGATCCGTGGCATTCAATGTGACGACGCGGCCGATATGCATGCTGTGATTTGCCGTTCCAGTCGGGCCCGGCTGAGGCTGACCCCAATCCTTACGATAAGACATTTGGTTTTCCTTTCAGATCAGGGGTTAGGCGTTCGCGACGCCGGAGACGAAGCCGGTGACCATGCCCCAGTCAACGAGCGAGTTGCTGGAGTCACCCATCGAGATCTTGGCAACCTTGCCAACACCGTACTGGGCTTCGATGCCCATGCCGGTGATGAAGTCATAGTCCCCATCCTCGAGCTGGGTCGGGCGCGGCATCTGGCCGAGCGCGTAGGCGAGAGCGCCCTGCCCGCACAGGAACACGGGCTCAACGGCGATACCCGCCGCACCGACGCCGGACAGAAGCAGGCGCTGGGTGATTTCCGGGATTTCCAGATAGATCACACCGTCGTAGATCAGACCGCCACCGGTGAAGATCGGGTTATTCTTCGTCGGATCGGAGCCTTCACGCTCGCGCGCGTCGCGGTTGGCCTGGTACATGGTGGGGTCGGCCTTCAGATCGCGCATTGCGCGCGAGCCGAGGAAGCAGACATACCATTCCTGATCCGTTTCCTTCTGCTGGAAGGGCGTGATCTTGGGCAGGCCGTTGTAGACGCCGGGATTGGAGGACGAAACGCCGGTCTGCTGCGCCACGTTCTTCATGAGCGAGCCAACAGCCGCCGTCATCTTGTCGTTTGTCGAATCGACGTTGGCGACCGCAGTTGCGAACGTGGTCGAGTAGTTCGCAATGACGGAGCCAAACACGACGCGGTCAGCGTTGGCAGTCACCCAGGTATTCTTCTGGGCAGTCGTGGCAGCCGACCATTTCACGCCATTAACGCGGTTGCCCGGCGACGTGAGCCGGTTGGCCTGCACCGAAGCGGTCGGGATCGACAGCAGCGCATCGACGATATCGTCACGAACGATACGGCGGGACCAGCCCGAAAGCAGTGAACGAGCCGTCGAGCGGATCGAGAAGGACGATTCCTTGTTAACCGCACGGTTGTTCGCGACCGCATTACGAGCCCAGTCGGCCCAGACCGGAAAGCCGTAGCTGTCGATCTGCTCTTCATTGCCGCGCAGGACGCCGGCACCGACACCAGCACCGGAAAGCTGGGTGACGAGCGGAATGTTGATTTCCTTGCCGTCGCCAACCAGATCCTTCAGACGGACGATGACGGAGGTCGAATCCGGCCCCATGAAGGGGTCGAAGCGGGATTTGCGGAGGAAGTCGATTGCCGCCGTTTTGCGGAATTTGATGACTTCATTGTTAACATGATTGGCAGTAAGGGCCATCTGGCCGACTCCTGTATGTTGATGGCCTCACTGCCCTCAGCCCAATAAAAAACCCGCCGTGAGGCGGGTGCTTTCGTCGGGATGTTGGTTAGATCAGCCGGTGATTTGGTCGAAGAGAGCACTGTCGTCAGCGTCGTCGTTGGCCGATTTCAGCGCTGCGTTTGAACGGCTTGCACCGTTCAGCGAGGGGGGCAGTTCAACTCGGGGACGACCGTTGGTCTGTTGAGGTTGAGCCGATCCGCGCGCCAGTTCGACCGCCTTCGCGAGGAAGGCCGGGTCTTTCAGGCGCTCTTCCAGCTTCTTCTCGAGCCACGCGTTCGGGTCAGTGCCAACTTCAGCCTTGACCTTGTTCTCGCGGTGCCATTCGAGGAGCGTTTTGCCGGGGTCGCGCGAAGACTGCATCCGAGCTCGGAGAGCCGGGTCTACAGCCTGTTGCGCAGCGGCATAGGCTTCCTTAAACTCTGCTGGATTGGCTTCGGCAGCACGATGAAGGCTTTCCTCACGGCGATCATTCAGGGCCTCATCTCTGAGTTCCTGGCGGATTGCCGCAGCGTAGCCGTCTGGATCGAGGAGAGGATCAGGACGAGCGGCCTTTTCGGCCTTCGGCTGTTCCTGCTGGCGCGGCTGAGCCTGACGCAATTGGGCCAGTTCGGCCTTCATGCGGTCGTTCTCTTCAGCAAAGCGTCGCTTCTCTTCGTTGATCTCCCGGAGACGCCACGACGGCACCAAAGGAGCGTTGTCATCGACCACTGGCTTTTCAGCCGGCGGCTCGGCAGTCAACGTTGCTTCAGGTTCAGTCTTGGGCTCGGGTTCAGCCGCAGGTTCTGCTACCGGAATTTCTGCCGGCGCTTCGTCAACAGCCTGTTCGAAAAGAGCGTCCTCGTTCAGTTCCTCGGGTTCAACAGTCATGGTTTCGTCCTCTCGCGTTTCGTGCGATCACGTATGCCCTCTGTCGCTTGGGCGTGCGGGTAGTACTTGTTCCTATATCGTCAGGAACCAACGATCTCTTGCATCTGCGCATCCGATATCCCGCGCCTGTGCGTATAGTCGCGGGAGACCTTGATGCGGTCCTGTGTAAACGTGACGAGCGCGCCGTTATCCAGCACGACCGTCCAATGGTTGTCATGCTCTCCAGACTCGAATATGATCGCGTAGCCGTGACCCAATGGGGTTTCGACCGAGATCATTTCATTGAGTTGGAGCACTTAGGTATTTGTGATTGCAGAAATCTTGCTGCCGGGCTGGACGCCCTTGTATTCGACATTCTCGGCGGGAGATCGCGCATCGCTGGTAGTTGCGTTCGTTCCCGTGAAACTCATGGAGCAGATTGCATCGTTTTGCAGGCGCACATACCGCGTCTGCGCTCCAAGAGTGATGCTGGCAACGCCAGCCGTGAAGTCAATGACCTGGGAGGCCAAAGGCGGCTCAGGAGCTATCTGCGGCTGCGCACCACCTCCAAGGCTTGGCATAGCGGAATATTCGGTGACGTAGACCTTGCTCATTGTGCCGAGTCCCTATTGTGCTGGTTGCGGTTGCTGAGCCGCTTGTGAGGCGTCAGCGGCCTGCTGGCTCGCAGCTAAAGCCTGTGCGTGGCTGCGCTCGGCGTCGTTCTGGACGGCCTCATGCGCCCTATCCTGGGCATTCTGTGTGGCTTCGTGATGCATGCCAGCAAAGCCAAGGATGGCCTCGAGCTTGGCGGCAACAACAGAGCTGTCCGAGTCGACCTTGCCGCCGATCCGTGCCACTTCAATCTGTGTGAGCGACTGCAATATAGCCTTGCGCCATTCCAGGCTGTTATCAGCGGCTGTCTTCTGCCCGTCAGCCTGCAATTCCAACTGTTTGAGTTGACCCTGAGCCGCAATCTTCGGATCAACTGGAGGCGGCTGGCTCTGCTTCGCCTTGATCTTGTCCATGATCGGCTTTTTGATAGAATTGGACAGCGGCGAAAGCTCGATGGCGACTTCCGGGAAGTTCTGAGCAAACTGCGGGCCCAAGGTCTGCAAGACCATCATGTTGTCGGCCTGCATGTTGACCGTATCCGGGCCCTCATCGATGATGATGTCCACATCGAGCGAGCCGATTGCATTCACAATCGCCGGCCGGCCCCACTGATCAACTTGTAGCTTGTTGATCTGGAAGAACTGGGCAACGTTCTGGTCGTCAGTCACGCGAATCCAGCGCTCCGAGGTCCAATAGCGCTGAATGATGTTCCAGATGTCGCGATAAACGCGGATCTTCCAGTTCTTGTGAGCGCCAAGGAACGGCCCAAGCTCTGCAATCGCCGCCTGCTGAAGCAACTGGATCGCTCGTCCGCTCGAATCCTCGAGCCCCTGCCCGATCAAAGACGGGTTAGGCCCAAAGTTCTCCAGATACGTCCGCGATTCCGTGGCAAGCTCGGCAAGGCCCTTGAAATCGTTGAGCGTGGTCTGGTCTGGCGTGATCTCGAGGCCTGGATTCTTCTCAACCCAGCCATCAGGCCGCGCCCATTCACGACGCGCTACCTCGATATCGTCAACCGCGCCCTTTTCGGAGATAATGCGCCGCGTATTGGCGATATGCGACTTCTTCGAATTGAAGTGGTTGAGCTGGTCCTGCGGGCTCTTCAGGTTCCGGTTGAAACCATAACGATCGCCATCATGATCAACCGAGGCAGAAAACATCCGGTAACGCGGGAACGTCTTGCCCTTCTCGTCAATGAACGGAGACACACCCTGCATCAGCGTCACGTTGCCGACGTACAGGCACCAGCGCCATTTCCCGCCTTTGATATACCAGTGATCGACAAGACGGAGCTTCTTTTCGTTTGAGTTGACCCAGTTCTTTTCCTTGTCGAACTCGTTGACCGTGATCAGGTCAGTTCCGGTTTCCAGGAGGTCATCAATCTCAGAAGACTTTTCAGGCGCGATCTCCTTGGCCTGCTCAGCGTCAACCCATTTGGCAACGCCGAGATACCGGCAGTCCGTGAAACCCTCGTCATAGGACCGCGGATCATAGAAGAACCCGTCGCCATAGACGATGTGCATGTCGAGCGTCGGATCGCCCTCATCACCCGGAACAAGATCATACTCAACGCCGGCAATGCCATCGATCGCGGCATTTGCGGCAATGCGGGATGACTTCGATTTCCAGTCGTTGCTGTCGAGCACATAGCGCAGCGTGGCGGTTGCGAGTTCGGCGCCCTCATCATGCTGTGGGGTGCGCGGATAAGCCTTCGGATCTTGCCTCAACCGTTCCAGGAGGCCAACAACGCCGTTGACCTTCTTGACGATCTGGTTCTCGGTCGTAACCGGCTGTTTGCGAGCACGAAGCTTGCTCAGTTCTCCAGCTGTCCACTGATCGCCGTGGTAATAGTGGCGAGCCTCAACCATCTCGCGGGCTTCAGCATCCTTCGCCGCAGCGAAGTCCTGATATTGCCTACGCAGGCGCGTCAGGTCGTAGTAATCATTATCCTTGCCTTGATCGATCGCAGGCGAGCGCTGCGGGATCGTGGCCGGGAGAGTTTCCATTAGATCAGCGTTTCCCGCTAGGCTTGCCGTTCACCCAACCGTAGTCGCGATTACACGGGCATTGCGGGTTGTTCGCTGGAACTGCCATTTTACCATACCTTGAAGCTGTCGCCGCCCTCAGGCGTCGAGGATTTGTATCCGGATATGTTTCTAGGCTTCTCAGGCTCGGTAGGCTTCTGGCCTGAAGTCATCTTGTCGAGGAGTTGTCCGACAAGACCGATGGCATCAACTTGATCGTCGTGCTTGCCAGCAGGGAAGCTGAGTAGCTCGGCTCGAAAGTCGGGATACCATGGCGCGGAAACTGGTACGTAAAGGCCCTCAAGAGCCATGCGGCCTCTGATAGACTGAGCCCGTACGGCCTTGTCCCCCCGAGTCGGAAACTGCTCTCTTGCGACATAAGCCCTGCGCTCCCGCTGTCTCCGATCGAGGAAAGGTCCTATGCCAGATCTAATCTGGCCCTGCTCTTCAGCCCAGCCCAGCGGTTTGTGCTGGATAACCAAGTCGCAAAACGCTTCAATCCAAACGTCCGAGGCGGCTTGCTTGCGCCAGAGATCGAGGAGATACATGCGTCCTTCTGGATCGATCCCAACAACGGCATGGACAGTGAAATCGCCGCCGTCAGCGGTGACAGCGTAATCAGATCCGCCATAGACCCGCATCGTCTTCGCATCTGGCGCTTTTTCATAAGGCCTGAGCCAATCAACTTTGAAATAATCGCCTTCGTCTGGCGCGGGCCGCTGCTGGTAGAGCGCCGACCAAAACCGGGCCTGGCTGTTCTTCCTGATCCGCTCAAGAGCCGGCAATGGGTACGCATCGGGCCAGAGAGCTTCACCACCTTCGTTAATCGCTGGGAGCTCTACAACCTCCCACCTATCACCGCCGGCAGCCTGCTGAGCCAGCAAGCGCCCGCAAAGGTCATCCTCATGCATGCGATGGTTGATGACGACAATGGAGCCGCCAGGCATCAACCGATTATAGGCCGTTCCTGTATACCAATCCCAGACGTTCTTGCGCGTCAGTTCCGATAGCGCGTCAGCCATCGATGCGTAAGGATCATCAATAAGGATACAATCACCACCGCGGCCAAGAACCGATCCGCCGATGCCGAGCGAGTAATAAATCCCACCTTCAGAAGTGTGCCACTTGCCTTTGGCTTGGCTGTCCTCTGCAAGGCGAGTATCAAAGACCGCCCGATATTCAGGGCTAGCGATGGTATTCCTAACAGTCCGGCCAAAGTCTGACGCCAGTCCTTCAGTTGCCGAGACTGATAGGAACTGCTTATGCGGTTGCCTCCCCAGAAACCAGGCGGGCAACCTAATTGAAGCCAGTTCCGATTTGCCGTGCCGTGGTGGCACCAGCAGCATGAGGCGATCTATTTCCCCGCGCTCAACTCGCTCCAGCTGCTTAGATATGATCCTATGATGTGCAGCCGTTCGGTAGCGCGGGAACGTATATTCAGTGAACGCGATCAGGCTTTCTGCCGCGTCCTTCCGGCGCAGAAGTTCCCTTGCGATCTGCTGCGGCGTCACTGAGGAAGGCGACCAACTCTTCGCGGGTCCAATCTGTGGCATCGCGTTTATCGTCAATTGTCACCGTCGATTCTTGCGCTGGCTTCCCATCGAGACGATCGGCAACCTGTTGAACCGCCCAGCTTTCACCGTCCATTGCGCAAGCAACGAGCTTTTCGGCAATCTTGTGCAGCTTCTTGACGCCTTCGCTGTCATCCCGATTGACCGCGAGGCGAAGCGCATCGGTAAATGCCTTCTCCTTCAAGCGGCCCCCAGGATTGCCAGATTTACCCTTTTCGAAGGCCATTGCTCTGAATCTTTAACAAATTGATGGGTTTGGGCGAATTCACTTCCACTGTCTCAGTTCATCGGGCTCGCAAGCCTGGTACCAGAACCCGCGACCTGGAGTGCAAACCAGGATGACCGGAAAGAAGCCCCAATGGCTGATGCTCATCGCTGCACAATCCCGCCGACGATATAGCCAGCGAAGAATGCGCAGATAAACGCGCCGACCTCGAATATCGGTCCGATGTAATCGAATGCCGCTGGGATGGGGAAGAACACTAGATCCTGCTCACCGGGATGAGCTTGCCACCGCGTTCCACGATAACGGCCTGTCCGTCGCGGATCATGCGGGCGAGCAGCTCGAGTTGGGCTTTTGTCATGGTCTCACCGAATTGAACGGGACAGCGTTCCGTTTGCTCACAAACCGCGGGGTGCATCGGGTTGATCGGAATGCCGTCCCGAACTGAATGAAAAAGCCCCGGCCGTTGGGAGCTTGGGGGAGCATGGCCGGGGCTGAGTCTGGGGTCGCTCAGAGGAACGTATAGCCAAGCAAAGAGATCCATGAAAAAGCCCGGCGAGGATTTCTCCTGCCGGGCGCATTTCACGAACCTGCCTGATTTGCATTGATGCGCGCCCTTTTGTCAATCCCTGCTCTCATGCCATCAACAAAGCTGGGGATTCGTCCATCGGGTGTTTCTTGTGCTTCGAGCAGTTCTCCGAAGCGGTGAGGATGCGCAGGTTCTGATGAACGTGCAGTCCGCAGCAGAGATCACCCTGCAACGGATAAAAATGGTCAACATGATGTTGGATACCGGTTTCAGCAGTCAGGCGCCTACACTCGGCATAAATGGCGCGGATAGCCGCACGATCCCGCCATGCAGGCGAGGCAAGAGCCAAAGCAATAGCTCTTCGCTGGTACGGCAAATCGTTGGCTGCGCGTCTGGCCTGAAGGTAAGTTGACCTCGCTATAGCCTTCCCACGATTCATATATTCGTATGTGCACGCGGAGCACATATGAAGCGTTTCCGCAGAGGGGATTAGCATCGTAAAATAATAGTCCGGCAAACGCGCTTCACATTCGGCGCAATTGCAAAGCCGGACGCGCCTCTGACGGCCCTGCCAATCCTTGATCTGGAAAAGACCATCCGGCATTTCCCGGATAATCTCAAAATTGGTCGGTATGCGGTCTGGCCTCAAGAAATCCCCCAATAATTAGCCAAGGTGATCGCTGCCTGCCTCAACAATTTGGTCGCTTCTTCTCGCGCCCGATAGGGAGAAGCGTATGTTTTCCCACCATTTTTGTAGTACGAGCCGTAGCCAACAGACGACCCAGCCAATTCAAGCGTGAGTTCTGCGCATACGATATTGTCGAGCACAATTCCGGGCCGGTGACCTACCGCGTCGCGAGCCGACCGATATTGCTGCCGATGATGCGCCTGACGTTCCGTTTTTGCCATGCCAGACATCGAGCCCGGATCTGACGCGAAGATACGATTCAGGTCAGCGCTTCCGATAGCGTCCTGAAGGCCCGCAGAGAACCAATGGTGTCGGTATTTGACGAGGGCAGTGTATTCCCGCCGCAAACCGTTCTCCGTGCTCAGTGGGTCTGCCTGCCTCGTTAAACGGCTATACAGGCGGTCGAGCGGGCAATCATGGAAATGGTAGACCCGGTTGCCGCGCTGGTCATCGCCGACGACGTAGTGGCTTTGCGCCTTGGCGATGCGCTCAATGGTCGGGCCCGTGTGCGGATGCTCCGGGTTTGGCTTCCCATTGACCTTGGATCGAATCCCCTGCCGGCGAAAGTTCTTAGCCAATTGCGTTGCCCCGTTCATGTGCTTCCCTTCTTCGCGTGGTAGGATTATTCCGCTGCTTCCTGCTCTTTCACGATCAACACATCCGGTTCTGGTGTGTCGTTGACCTCGCCACGCATGACCGGCAATCGCTTCGCGAGCCACTCAACGCGCCCAGGCCGCGCCCTGTAGTGGTCCACGATCTGGCCCCACGACGGCGCTTTGACATTCCACTCCTTGATAAATCGCTCGGTCATTTCATCACCTTGAGCTGCGGCGCGACAGATTTGCCTATTGCATTCTGCATTTCAGGCTGGGGGAGCGGAGCCGGGTCCATGGCGCGTTCGATAGGAACGGCAGAAAGCAGTCGCGTCAGTTTCAAAATCTGACCTTCGAACGGCTCCAGCTCTTCCTCGCACAGCCGGCGCAAAGCGCCTGGGCTCGGCGCGAAATCGATATTGCCTTTGCCGATATCGCCGCGCACCCAGCGCTTGATTGCTGCATCCAAAGCCCACGGGGCGATGTCAGAAACGGACTCTCGGTAGAAATCCAATCTGGCCTGCCCTGCTTCGTCAGTGGCGCCGCCAGCTGTCGGATAGCCCAGCAGAAGCTTCGTCAGGAGCGATAACCTCGCCTTCGAGCACTGTACCGCCGAAAGGTTCTCGCCCGTGATGATCTGTTTGAGCTCTATCAGCCGAACGCTGAGTTCCTGTCGGTCGGCTTCCGAAAGCTCCATCCCCGAAGGAAAATTCAGTCTCTCCGGTTGGCCCGGCCATCTCACCGTCCCCAACGATCTCTCGAGCCGCGCGATTGGCAGCGGCAAGGATAGCATCGTGTCCAGTTTTTCGCGGATTTGCAGTTCGTTGGCCATTGAACGTCCTCGAATGGGTTGGCTGGTATTTCTTGAGATCGCGCATGCGATTGCGCCAAGTCGCCTTCCAATCGAGCTTGACGCCCTTGGCTCCAGCGACGGCTGACCAGTAATCGATGAACTGAGGGGTTTCGGCTTCAACCGTTTCCGGTGGAATTCCGAGAGATGCTGCAAACGCGCGGTCTTCGTTGTCGATTGAGAAATCCGGTGGAATTCTCGTCCCGCGCGCAACCCTCTTACTTTCTTTCTTTTCCTTAACTTCTACTTCGAAAGCCTCTTCTTTCTTTTCCCTTATAAGAATACAGGGAATTTCCGGTGGAATTCCGGTGGAAACGTCGGGTGGAATTCCGGTGGAATTTCGGAGCGCAGCTTGTTTTCGCTTGCGTTCTCGATCCCATGCCCGGCGCTTTTCCATCATCGAAGTGTCCGCCGGATTTCCGGTGGAAACGGCCCTCGCCGCCATCGCCTCTTCGAGTGTTGCAACCGAACGAATTATTGCTTCCATCGGAATTCCGGCGGAATGCATTTCGCTGATCATGCTGGCAATAGGAGTCTTCAACCTGCCATCCCCAGAGCGTGCATATAGGTCGCAAGAATGGCCTCAGCCTCTGCGCGCTTGTTCTGGTCCTGTCGGCGGATCGAAACGATCTTCCGGATCGTCTTGACATCCAGGCCGTTAGATTTGGCCTCCTGATAGATTTCCTTGATCCCCTCGGCGATCTCCGCCTTAGCGGTCTCCTCGCGCTCTACGCGCTCTACAATCGATTTAAGCTGGCTGTTGTCGCCGATCTCTGCCATCTGCGCTCTCCGTGTTGGTCGTGGATTGAACGCGGTGGGGATACTGTTCGCGGAACGCCAACGAGGCGCCGTCGATAAGAATGTTCACGAGATGGGCCTTGGCGATCTCGAAACGAAGCAGATCGTCAGAGCCGAACGGCTGGATGTTGAGGACGAAGCGGTCAGGGCCGGGCGTCGTCAGATATGCGAGCTTCGCGATCATGCCGCGCGCACCTCTTTCTTGAGCCTGTCGAGACCGGACTTCCAGAGGAAGACGATCATGCCGTCATGGGTTAAGGTGACCGCGGGCTGGTGCTGAAATGCTGTCATTATATCGTCTCCCGAATCCGGTTGACGAACTGCGCAAACTCTTCATCGTCAAGCAGGCGCGCGGTGATACGGTTGATCGCGTTGAGCACCGTCGTATGGTCCCGGCCGCCGAAGCGCCGCCCGATGTCGAGCAAGGACTTGTTCGTCAGTTCCTTGCAGAGATACATCGCGATATGCCGGGGAGCGACACACTTCGCACCACGGCTCGATGACTTGATGTCCGCCAACGTCATGCCTGGAAACTTCTCAAGCACCGCGCGCTGAATGGTCTCGACCTGGTTAACCCACGGCCGCTCAAACATCGAATGAGCTTCCTTGATCATCTCGTCTGAGATCGGCGGGATCGACGTCGCCGTCCGTTCCGGCGGCGCTGGCTCAACATACTGAATCGTGTTGTGCCGCATTGCCGCCGCGGAAAATCTCGCTTGCCTAGCTTTGTGCTCGGCATGCAGACGCATTTCGAATGATGTCACTATCTCCCCCTAATCCTTGCTAAGAAGAGCCTTAGCCGCGCGAACAGCGTTGCTATCAGGCCCCGTGATTGCCTCGGTACGTTTGATTTCATTTTCCAGCTTTCGCATTTGTCTGTCGCATTCTGCGCGATAAGCCGCCCTGATGGTCTCGTAGACCGAGACACTAATTATCCTCAGTCGATCCCGGCGATATCGGAGCGACCAGAGGAATCCGTAATCGATATTGTACTCACGCGAGACAGAACGCATTGCGTTCTCTGTGTCTCCAGGCCCTCGCGCTTTCATGCGCGTCAAATCCTTCGACCACATCGCAGCCTGATCCAAATACGCGGTGTCAGACATCTTCAAACCCTTTTTTCCCATCTGCAAAACTCCATCGTGTTTGATACGCACACGATGAAAAACTTCGATAATGACAACGAACTTTTCACATTCACGACACTCGGCGCGGCGACGCTGAATGTCGTCAGATGGCTACAGAAAGACAGAGATCAGGCCCCAGATAGCGAGCCCGATAAGAATCCAGAGGATGATGGAGACAGGCAGCGCGAACGCGATCGCTTCCTTGAGACGCGCCTCCGCGAGATCGATAGGTTCGAAAGGTCCTACAGAAACAATCGAACCGGACGGTAAGCGAATGATTTCGGCGTGCGGATGAGTTTGCGTTCCCTCGCCGCGAGAGCCTGCGTGTTGGCGACCCCCGTCCGCGACGCGCAGGCTCGTCATTTTGAATTGTCTGATCATGCTGCAATCCTCCATGGAGAAACACGATGGACGTGATCGACCCGCATAACGCCGCTGAGATTTTCTTCGATGGTATTCACGAGGTGAAAATCGTTGACGGCATCGTGCGCGTCGTTCTTTTCAGCAGGCAGAACAGCACTGGCGTTGTGGTTGCGCGTCTCGCTCTGCCGCTCTCCGAGTTGCCCGACGCAATCCAGGCTCTCGTCATTGCGTTGACGGAAGCGGCTAAATCGCAAG